TCGGTGAAGTCCGCCTGCAGCTGTTCGCGCTTCAGCACTTCCTCACCCAGCGCACTGCTGAAATGTGATTTCAGGCTGTCAGCATGTTCGCTCAGTGCCGTTTCAAAGCGCGTGCTCAGGTCCTGCTGCTCCGTGGCAATCAGCTCCACGGCCTGATGCACGTCGTTGAAGCGGGCCGCATCGGTCTGCTGCTGTCTGCTGAACATCGCCTTTATGCGGGCAAACAGGGCGGGCTTTTCGTCTGCCACGTCCTCAAACTCGATCAGGGTTTCTTCAGCGGCAGAGAAAACGTTGTCAGGGTGCTGCTTGCGGTTTGCCAGCGGGTTCGCCCCGGCGCTGGCGCTGAACTGCAGCATTTCGGTGCCGAGGCTGGCCGGATCGTCGGTCACGGCCAGGCCAATCAGATAGGCCGCGCCGGTGTCCGCGAACTCCGGGCGGATTTCCATAGAGGTGAAGATTTTCTGCATGGCACCGGTCAGCGTGACCAGTTCATCCGTCGGGTTGATCAGGGCATACAGCCCCAGCTTGCCCTTCAGCGGGCCGTCGCTGATTTCTTCTGCGTCCAGCGCCTCTACCACACCAAAGCGGCGAAACGGGCTGTCAGGGGTGTAACCTTTGATGTGCTCCATGTTGATCACGGCGGTGTACAGCTCAGGGCTGTAATTTGCCGCCATCTGTTCAAGCCAGCTACGCTCGATGGTGCGCCCGTCCGTGGTGGCACCTTCCACCCCGATACGAAAACGCTTTGCTTTCTTTGCCATTGTCCAGGCTCCGGTCAGTAAAACTCTGTGAGGCCCTATGGTTGCGGCGGCAGGGGTATCGAAACAACGCGCGGACGTTGTGCGGGAAACCACACAATGAGGGATGGCGGAAAAGGAAGCGGCGGGGCCGTATTTTGGCTGCATGAACATGACACCCGCCCCCGACGACCTCGATCCCCGCAGGCAGGCTTTACTGCTGTACTTTCAGGGATACCGCATCGCCCGCATTGCTGAAATGCTGGGAGAGAAACCCGCAACCGTTCACAGCTGGAAGAAGCGCGACAGGTGGGGCGACTACGGCCCGCTCGATCAGATGCAGCTGACCACCGCCGCACGCTACTGCCAGCTCATCATGAAGGAGCAGAAGGAAGGGAAAGACTTTAAAGAAATTGACCTGCTGGCGCGCCAGTCTGAGCGCCACGCCCGGATCGGTAAATTCAGCAACGGCGGCAATGAAGCGGACCTGAACCCGAACGTGGAAAACCGCAACAAAGGCCCGCGATCAGCACCAATAAAGAATCTTTTCACCGATGAGCAGATTGAAAAACTGCAGGAGATTTTCCACGGCTCGATGTTCGGCTATCAGCGCCAGTGGTGGGAAGCCGGAAATAAATACTCGGTCCGCAACCTGCTGAAGTCGCGCCAGATCGGGGCGACATTCTTTTTTGCCCGCGAGGCGCTGATGGATGCGCTGACCACCGGGCGTAATCAGATTTTCCTGTCAACCTTTGCGCGGGTTGATTAGTTCAGCTTTAAAGCGTGGCCCGGTATTGTTGCCAAGTTCTTCGCGATCTTCGCGAATGGCAAATTTCCGCAGCAGTGCGGTGACTGAACGGCGCTCCTTTTTGCGCATAAAGCACAACAGATGCCAGTGTACGGTGCCATCATGATGTGGCTCTGCGACTCGCACGCCATACCAGCGCATGCCGGCTTTATGCATGGCCTTGCGGAAGGCGGCAAACATATCGACCAGATAATCACTGCTCTGGCGAACGGTGGCCGTGGTCCACTTCGGATTGGGCCTGCCGTTGTTAAGCGTTGCGTGGAAACGTGACGGGCAGGTGATGGTGTAAAACACGGCGCAGTCGCCGCGCATTTCCGCGATAAGCTCCAGCCCCTTAACGCAGGCCATCATTTCATTACGGCGGTGTGCCGGGTTGCTGCTACTGGCATTCACAACGTCTTCCATATCCAGCGTATCGCCTTCATTGCTGATCAGCTCATGTGAGCGGAAAAACTCCAGAGACTTCCTGCGCTGCTCACGCTTATGGATCACCGCTTCAAAGCTGACGTAGGAGGATGCTTTTTTGTTGACCAGGCAGACAGCGCGCAGCTGCTCTTCACGCCATTCACAACGCAGCTGCCATAACTTGCGATACCACCAGTCCGCACAGAGCATACGGGCCAGCGAGGGCGGGATCAGATCATAGGGCACTGGCTTGCGGCGGCGCTTCTTGCGGCGCAGCTGCTCAAAGGCCGGGGGGATTACGTCCAGGCGCATCGCTTCCGCTGCAACAGCTTCCCATGCCTGGCGGACCTGCTCCGGCGTCACGTCGTCACTGACGAACAGATGGCCGCTGGCTTTATCGAGACACATGCTCATGTGCGCAGCAACCAGCGTTGACAAACGCTTGACCTGATTCTGGTTCATTTCAGGCAAGGCCAGCAGGCCGTCCAGCCCGTCGTGACCGGCCATATACCGGAATGAGGGTGAAATCTGGCTTTCGCGCACGCGTGCCAGCCTCTCAAGGCAGGGGCGGATAGTTTCGCGCAGATAGCGGGAATAAGCCTGCGGCCTGCCGAGATTGTGGAAAAACTTAATGCGGTCCATGAGAGGCTTGCTGATGTGCGACGGCTGGGCGCTGACATCTGCCACGATGACCAGATCAGGATTGAACTGCTGCTGTTCGCGGGCCATCTTTGCCCGGCTGATGATTCTGTCCTGCACAATTTCGCGCTGAACAGGATCGCGGGATTCGTTGAAAAAGTAGCGGTCCCAGACCTGATCGCTCAATGCCTCACGGCGCAGCTGCTCCTGCTCGTTGTCAGCAGCATAGAGAGCGATCAGGTTTGAAAGCGCAGACACCGGCGCAAATTCCGCCGGGTCCAGCTGTGGATTTATTGCCTTTTTTGGGGCATTCCACGGGTATGCGAATACCTGAGCCATTACACCGCCAGACTCATGTGACGCGCCGCGATGATTTCTGGCGCGCTCTTACCTTCACCGGCGGCCACGCCAACAGAGCGGGCAGCAGTGATTTTAGTCAGGCCAAATTCGCGGTAGATACTGCGGGTAAACATCGTGTCGCTGTTTGAAACGATAACCGGGTTACGCTCAGAGATACCCAGCAGGATGCAGGCCAGCGAATGCTGATCATCTTCGCTGAACCCATCAGTGTGATAAGCGGTGAATGTGCCGTGGTACGGCGGATCGCAGTACACGACATCACCTGCGCGGACCATGTTCAGGGTTTCGCTGTAGCTCAGGCATTCAAACGTTGCGCGCTGGGCCTTCAGGGCAAAAGCCTCAATTTCGGCCAGCGGGAAATATGGCTCTTTATAATTGCCGTAGGGATTATTAAATTCGCCGCGCTTGTTATAACGGCAAAGGCCACGGTAGCCGTGGCGGTTGAGGTAGAGGAATTGCGCAGCACGTTCCAGCAGTGTCAGTGCCGCGTTGAAGTTAAAATCTTTGCGGACCTGATAATAGCTCTCTTCCGTTTTGTTCTGATTAAAGAGCGATAACGCCACGACAATAAACGGGCGCGTATGTTCTTTAACCTGGCGATAGAGGTTAATCAGATCGGGATTCACGTCGGCCACCAGATAAGCCGGGTAATCCGTATTCATCATGACCGCACAGGAACCGGCAAACGGCTCAACCAGACGATTACCGGCGGGCAGGTGCTTAATCAGTTCAGGCATCAGGCCGGACTTGCTGCCGGCCCATTTCAGAATGGTTTTCATAACGCTGCACCCTTGTAATGCGCGCTTTTCAGCTCACTGATTTGTTTGCAGGTCACGCAGAGGGAAACGCCCGGCAGTGCGCGGCGGCGCTGCTCCGGGATCTCTTCGCCGCACGACAGGCAAAAAAACTCACTCGCCCCTGCGGGGCGGTAAGTCGCGTTTGCCAGATTGCGCGCCAGCTCTTCCTGCACGCGCTGCTGTACCAGGTCCATTGAATCAGCCATCAGTGCATCTCCTGCGCCTGGTTCTCAAAGCGATCTGCTTCTTTGTCCAGAAGCTCGATTATTTCCGCCGCAGACATTTCCTCTTTGCGGGCATGAATCGCCAGCGCGGCCAGGCGGATAGAAACTGACATGGCATCATCACTGCGCTGCTCAGATTTGGCCTTGCTAAGCAGGGCATTAAGTGCGTCGTCGTCAGCTTTAAAACTACGGGTCTGGATATTTCGCATTTCTCATTCTCCTGAATTCGGGCAAAAGAATGCCCGGCGGGTTTACGCCATTTAATTTCTTTGGGTTAATTAATTAGGTAACGTCAGATTCTTGGGAAATAAACTCACGACTGCTTTTAAGTGATTCATTGCACTAATCAGCGCCTTAACTTCGTCACTCGTCAGTTCACTGAAATCAACGCTGTGACGTTCTTTGCTGATATTAGCCAGGAAGAAAATTGCGCTCAGTGCGCGGCTATTTTGTTCAGCCTGATGATCACACTTATTACGCATGTCTGTGATAAAGCGTTTGAGTTCGTGGCTGCAATCGCCGTACATCATGGTACGAAGTACAGCTATGTGATTAAGCGCACTAGCACGCTGCCCCGCGTTCATCTGAACAGTGATACTTTCAGCTTTGTAACCCATGATTCTTTCCTCTTACCGGTTAATCCTGCCAGCAGTTCGGCCTGTGAAATTGCCGGGTGCCAGCGCCTTCCCTTCTCTGCCGCAATCCAGCCGTGGCCGTATGCATGGGACGGGCTTTGCCGCCGAAGAAGCGGAGCCACAGAAAACGCCATATTTCACACCATTCCTATGGATGCACCGATACCGCTTAACACATCAGCAGTACCTGACAGCGCAGGATTAGAGTGAACTCTCGCCTGAACTGCCAGTGCGGCCAGAGTGAGACAGCGGATACCTGCATGTACGTTCTGAACCAGACCACGGCGACAGGCTACTGTTAATTGCTCATGGCTCACTACACCCGCAGCTAACTGCCCTACTTCGGCAGTGGCTTTCAGGACATAAGCTGGAAGGTTTTCCTGAGCCATTTCGTTCACCGGCACACACGGCAGGCAATGTAGCTGCGCCAGCGCGCCGTCAATCAGCGTTGCGTCTTCCGTCAGATCGGTAAGCAGTAACATTTCACGAACGGTTAACTGGTGAACCTGTTCCGGATTGAGTTTGTTACGGATGGTCTGAGGATTCAGCCCGGCTTTTTTAGCCAGCTGAATGATGTTGTGCTTCAGTGCAAACGCCCGGCACGCATCATCGAAATGGCTATGTGTGGAGACTCGAAAATCAAACATGATAAATCCCTTCTGCTATCCCAATATGGATGTATCAAGCCTGCATTGTGATTTCGCAGCCAGCAGCGGCTTCGATAGTGAGAGCAACCATGTTGATTTCGATAAGTCCGTTTATGCCTTCTTTCTTTCTGATGGGTAAACGGTTTTCACGGTACATCTGGCGAACAGTGCCTTCCTTGTATCCAGTGCGACGGCAGAACTCTTCAACTGTTATGTAGGGTTCCGAAATCACGAGATTGATTGAAGGGCGCATTGAAAGTTTACGGGTCATGATGCAGTATTCCTCGGTTTAGGTATTAGATCTCACTATTAAACGCTATTCATCTCATCACAGACCGAAGAATAGGATCACAAATCGGATATGTCAACGAAAGAAAACACAAATCGCCATGACGCGAAGGTAGTTCGTGAAGCGGTGGAGAGCAATCGAGGCGGAAAAGACGCCATCCTGCGCTTAGTTGATGCGTATGGTTTCAGCAGCCGTCAGGCACTGTGCGCGCATTTGGGCGTTTCACAGAGCACGCTTGCCAACCGTTCAGCACGCGATACCTTCCCGGCAGATTGGGTAATCATCTGCCATATGGAAACAGGCGCGTCTTTAACCTGGCTAACCACAGGTAAAGGTGCGCGCTTTATGGAAGTAGAGGAATCTCGTGTTGTGATTGTAACGCAGAGAAAAATCTCAAATGGGATTTTAGAGCCAATGGCAGATTACATTCTGGATAAAGGTTCACTTCCTGAAGGTCTGAATGCCCCGTTTGTGATCAACGCCGATAGAAGCACTTACCTGGTTGATACCTACGAAGGCGAGATAGTTGATGGGTTGTGGCTTATCGAGATCGACAAGTTAGTGAGCATTCGCGAGTTAGTGCGTTTTCCGGGTGGAAGAATACGTGTCGAGAACGGGAAGTCATCGTTTGAGTGCCAATCCAGTGACATCACTGTTTTAGGCAAAGTGATCACTCGAACCGAATATCTATAAAGGCTCAGCATGGCGATAAGCAAATTACCCAACGGAAAGTGGCAAGCTCAGGTTTTCCCGAACGGCCGAGACGGCAAAAGGATTCGCCGCCAGTTCTCCACTAAAGGCGAAGCGCAGTCTTATGAGAAGTTCGTAAAAGATCAGGCTCAGGACAAGCCTTGGCTGGGAGAGAAAACAGATAAGCGCCGGGTAATTGAGCTGGTTGAATTGTGGTTCAACACGCATGGCATCACGTTGGCGGATGGTGAGAAGCGGCGAACCACTATGGCGTTCGCCTGCGAAGCGATGGGAAATCCACTGGCTACCGAATTCAACGCGAAGATTTTTGCGTCATACCGTGAGCAGCGGTTAAGCGGCAAGATCACCCGCTCCAGCCGAGTGAAGACGGTTACGCCGCGCACGGTGAATTTAGAATTGGCTTATTTCAGGGCTATGTTTAACGAGCTACGCCGGATAGATGAATGGACCGCGCCTAATCCGCTTGAGAACGTTCGCGAGTTTAAAATCAGTGAGTCTGAGATGTCATATCTCACCATTGAGGAAATCAAAACTCTCCTATCCGAATGTGAGAACAGCCGATCCAAAGACCTGACGACCATTGTGAAAATTTGCTTGGCAACTGGCGCAAGATGGAGTGAGGCAGAAGGCTTAAAGGGAAACCAAATCCGCACCGGTCAGATCATCTACGTGAAAACTAAAGGCAAGAAAAACCGCGCGGTGCCGATAACTGAAAAATTACAGGCTGATTTACCATCCAGCAGGAAAGCGCAGCTGCTCTTTAAACCATGTTATTCAGCTTTCAGGAAGGCCATGCAACGCGCCGGTATCGAGACGCCAGCGGGGCAACTAACACACGTCTTGCGCCACACTTTTGCATCTCACTTCATGATGAATGGTGGAAATATTCTTGTGCTTCAGCGAATACTAGGTCACACAGACATCAAAGTCACAATGCGTTATGCGCATT